GGGAACCGAAATGGGAACCGAAACGGGAACCGAAAAGGGAACGGGAACACACCTCGACGACCCATGAATGAAACGAGTGCGCGATATGTGAATGCGATGATTCGAAAACCAAACGCGCGAAGAAATGAAGACTTGGCGAGAGCTCTCTCGGTGGCGCGTGACACGGGGAGTGGAAGCACACAAAATTTGAGTCGAATCATCGAAGCGGTTCGCGAGAAGCCATCGACGGACGGTGCGACGGTGGCCATGCTCAACAAACTCATGCGCGCGAAAACGTCCGGTAACTCAGACGCACTCCGACGTGCGATGAAGGAGATCGAGGACCTCAAACGCACGACTCCAGTCACGAACCGAGTGAACGACAAACAAAAGAAAATAGCGGAGCTCGAAAAATACGTAGTAAATAAGGGAGGTAAACTCAATACTCAACGTCGCGTTGCGTTCATGAATGACGCCCAAAAAAGCATCAAAGCGTACAAGAATGGTACAAACATGTATAACACGGCGAAGACTCGCATCACCGCGGCGTACGAAACCGCGTACAAAGCGAATCTCAATAACATGGGTCCTAAAAAAGCCATAGATGCACTTCAAAAAACCGTAAATACTATAGGAAATTCAAAAATAAAAACGTCTGCGCGTGAAAAATTGAATGTGTTTATACAATCGGGTGGTACAGATACGAGTTCAAAAAATGCCGTGATTAAGTTGAAAAAATTGGACGAAGAGCTCAAGCTCAGAAAAAATGATGTAAACCGAGTGTATTTAAACGACGCGAGAGATGAGGCCCTAAAAAACATAAATTCATACAACATCAAAAATGGGCTAGCTAAGATTAACAGACGAGTTCAAGAAGATATGAAAAAACGCGGTGTCGAATTCAATACAATGATTGCAAATGATATGTACAAAAATGTCCCATCAAATGTTAAAACCACGTTAAGAAATAAATATGTATCCGGTAAACTGAATAGCAATGATGTTAAACGAGGGCTTAACAATGCAGTCGAAACATCGGCTGGCGTGTTTAAGGGTTTGGAAAATAAAATAGCAAACTTAGAAACTAAACTCGAAAATTCTAAACTCACCGCGAATGAGCGAAACGCGTTGAAGAAAGAGCTCAACAAATCGAGGCAAAGGAGAAACACAAACGCTAAAAACATGAATGTAATGCGCGAACAATTGGGTAATATGAAAACCAATATAAATACAAAGGCGCGAAACATAGAAAAACTTAAAAATGAACTCGCGAAATCTGCGAGTCCCAATGTTAGAAACAAACTCAAATCAAACTTAAATCTGGCTCTTAAGAATCAATACCAAACTCAAAAAGAGTATCAAGCTTTACAAACTGAGAAAATCAGAAAAAATGCTCTGTATAAGAAACTCAAAAATGAAAAAGAAAACGCGAATGCCCAAATACAAAGTCTCAGAAATAAATTAAATACCAATAAATCTTTGTCTAACGGAGAAAAGACGGCTTTGCAAGAACAACTTAACAACGCCATGAAGAATAGAACCAATCTCAATAATCGATTGAGAAAATCTGAAGCAGAGAAAATGCAATACATGCGAGAAATGAATACATTAGCTGGTAACGTGAGAAACATTACCAAACAAAAAGAAAATGCGAACGACGAAATTAAAAAACTCAAAAATAAATTAAATACCAATAAATCTTTGTCTAACGGAGAAAAACGGGCTTTGCAAGAACAACTCAATAACGCCATGAAGAACAGAGCCAACGTCAATAATCGATTGAGAAAATCCGAAGCAGAGAAAATGCAATACATGCGAGAAATGAGCGCATTGGCTGAAAATGTGAGAAACAAAAACGAAGAAATAAACCAAATAAAGAAAAATATGGCGGCGGCGGGGACCTTAAGTATGACACAAAAGAAAAAACTTAGACAAAATCTAGAGAATGCTCAAAGCGAACGGGAAAAACTTAGATCTAACGCCACTAAAGCTGAACTTGAGCGCAACAATTTGAAGGCCGAATCCAATAAACGACAACGGGCATTAAAGGAAGCGGCAGAAAAAGAAGCTGAAATCACCAAAAAACTTGGTGAAAGCAACGCATCTATAAAAAACCTCACCGAACAACGTGCCAAGTTATTGGAAAAGGGTGAATTAAACGCGGCCGAAAAGGCAAAGTTAGAGCGGATAAGAAAAAAATTGACAGACGAACGAAATGCAAAAAATAATGAAATACGTCTACTCCAAACTTTATCTAAAAATAGGGAAAATGCATTAGAAAAAATATCTACAAAATTAAACGAAGCTACCAGAAGCTTAACTAGGAGTGAGGGTCTCATTAGTACCCAAAAAGAGAGCCTAGAGGCTAAAAATAAGAACTTAAAAGCAAGACAAAACCAAGTGGGTAATCTTTATACTCAAATTAAAACGCTCACAACACAAGCGAATCAAGCGAACGAAGAAATCAAACAACAAACCGCGAAACTCGCGACTAGCGCTAGTGAAATAAACCGCCTTCAAAAGCAACTTACTAATGCTACCGAAGCACGGACTCGCAATATCAACAATATGCAAATGCGACATGCGGAAAATATAAGAGCCGCCACTGCCCAAATACAAGAATTAACGAAAAACGTACAAGAACGCAATGCGAATATACAAAGATCTAAAGTGACCGGTCAATGGAAAGGTGCAGCTGTTCGTGGACTCGGTACACAATTGAAAAACACCCGAACCAACCTTACTAGAGCCCAAAAAGAAATCGGTGTCGCACGAACTGCTGTAAATGGACTACGAGGTCAAAGAAACAAATTACAAAAACAGTTAAAAGACACTAAAAAAATACTTGGAAACACACAAAATAATTTACGTCAAACAGCAACAACTTTGAATAGTACCAGGTTGCAAATGCAAGGCCGTATCCGTGGTATGACACAAGGTCAAAAACGAACCCAGGCCCAATTAAACCAAGCGCGACAATCCGCTCGAACTTACAAAGCCGCCGCGAGAAGAAATGTTGGATCTCAATTCAACGCGACTGGTATGTTTCAACAAATGGGTAACAAACTCGCTGCAAATAGGAACGCATGGAAGCGCGCGGGTGGTCGATGGCAAGGTGCTAAATCGGGTGTCAAAGCACAGGAAAATCTCAGAGTCGCTAAAAATGCTTTACGTACAATCATAAATTCCCATAGAAAAAATGGTAACTGGACCATAGGTGGCCCAGTTGGTTGGAAAAGACAAACTTTGAGATACAAAGTAAACACCGCCACCGATATGAACCAAATTAAGGAAGCTAGAAGATTAGTCGCCGCCGCCAAAAAGGAAAAAAATTTTAAAATCGGCCAAGGGAAAATGGATCCAGTTCTAGCTAAAGCTGGTACCGGTTTTTCGTTTGGTAATAGAGGACCCCCTATGACAATGAACCAACGACTCGCATAATTTTCTAATCCATACTATATGTCCACCTACGCCCAAGAAAAATGTGAATTCATTTACCGTGTCTCTTCCTTAGAAAAGGTCGTCGATGGAGACACGATAGATGTCACCATCGACCTCGGTTTCGATGTTTGTACCAAGCAACGCGTGCGTTTGCTCGGCATCGATACTCCTGAATCTCGTACACGCGATTTGGAAGAAAAGAAATTTGGACTTCTTTCTAAGAAGAAACTCAAGGAATGGTGTCTCAAGGCCGTGGAATCTGAGAAGGATGATATCGAGATCGAACTCAGATGCCAGGAAAAGGATTCGCGTGGCAAATTTGGTCGCATTTTAGCGGAAGTGTGGGTCGGCGAAGATGGTCACTGGACGAATGTGAATAAGTGGATGTGCGACGAAGGCTACGCTGTTCCATATGTCGGCCAAAACAAGGCTGACGTCGAGGCGCTTCACATGGCAAACCGCGAAAAGTTACGCGCTACCGGCCTCGCCATTTAGATTCTCTGATCCATAGGGTGCATATCCACTTTTCACCGGAAATAACGGGTGTACCCCCGTGTAAAGCCTTTTTATTCATTCGCCCCCGTGTGTCGAGTGTATCGAATTCCAAGGCGTGACCTTTAGACAATTTATATGTTTTACCCAAAACAGGAAAACTAGTAGAACCACCCTCGTAATCGTCGTTTAGTGCGAACATGATGGTGGACACCCTCTTATTTTCGTGTTTACAATCGGCATCTTGGTGAGGTCTATAAAATCCACCCGGTTTATATCGAACGACTTGAAAATTTTCACATCTATTCACGTGTTCCGGTTTCACAAATCTAAGAATTATTTCTTTGAGCTTATGATCTCGCTCAAAATCTAAAAATGTAGACTCACTTTTTCTCTCCGATTTGTCTATGTGTCTGGTATCTCCGAGAGTGGAATCTTTGAGTAAAGGTAGCGCTTTCTCTCTGATGTAATCACACTCTTCGTGAGATATAGCATTGATTTGCACACGAGGGTGCCTATATGTAGGGGTGGTAAATACGATGACAATCGTAAGGACAAATACAAATAAAAGCCAGTTCATGTATTAGTTATTTTACAGTTAGATAAATATGTAGCGCGGAACTACACAGTTGTATCTCTGTCTAATATTGGTAATGATTTCATTCGTATATTTAGATAAATGAACCGCGGTTTCTAATATCTCATCTTCCTTTTGTGGGTCGATCATCCACTGTCGTAGTAAGTCACCACCCGTGTCAACAAACATCTGGTATATGTGTTGTATATCTCTGACTTTACTGTTGTATTTATCTCTTCGTTGAAGTTCGCGTTTCAACTGATCTTCTGAGATTACATTCATGAGATAGTCAACTCTGAGAGTGAGATTACTATCATACGTGAATCCATATTTATACACCAATTGATATTCCGCAGTTCCCACGACGTGATTCAATTGTAAAATACGAGGTGGTGCATTATTTTCTAATAATTCCCTGTATATGGGTCTACCCCCACACGGTATGTCACCGTGTTCTCTCGACTTAGATTTAAACTCAAAATAGTGTGGGTTGTGTATTCGTCCCTTTTCTACATTTCCAGTCCTCCAATCGAACGCAGTTTGACACGTCGTGCACCACATCTGTGCGCACCCATCTATCTTGTGAATCATGGTTGAACATTTCGGGCACGGTTTTGTGTCTCGGTTGATGAGTTTCATCGTTTTCACCAACTGTGGATCACACACATGACCATCATTACACTCTTCGTTGCATTGTTCACAAAATGAACGGGAGCATATACCACACTTCCATAGTTCATCGAGAAATCCTCTGCACTCTGGATGGGGACACCCCCTCGTAAATTTGACTGACTGTTCC